CCAGCCCCCACACCCCCCTCTTGGACGAACATTCAAAAGAACATATGGTAGAAATTAGTCACGAGGGGGGTGTGGGGGTGAAACCCTCAAAGGGGGGTGTGGGGGTGAAACCCTCAAAGGGGGGTGTGGGGGCTGGCCCCCAAGGTTACGCCTCACGAAAAAAAGAAGGCATTAAAATTACTCATACGATTTTAACTGAAAAACACATCAAATGGTTACCACATTTTAATCAACATAAGAAGAAAGATGATTTAGCAGACTCTTTCTTACAAGGTAATTGGTATTTGAATAAAAAATAAAATTGATTGCTTATTTATTCAATTGTTTCTTTTATTTACAAGAGGATACAAGTAAAATGTCGTTTATTGTGAATGATCCATCATTGGAAAAAAGCAGAAGAACGCTTATGTTAAACCATTATGATTATACAACTACGAGAGATTATATATATGCTTCGCCGTATGAAATATATGCAGAGCGAGCATATGCGGAGCGAGCATATGCAGAGCCTATTACCATCACACCTTCCAGTAATTCATTTCCCTTGAATGCCGAGCCGTCAAAGTGCTACAATTTCTGTTCTAATTTCTGGGCCTGTTATAGAAAAGAATCTAACGATACACGCTGTCTCGGTATATGTTATCGGCTTTGCCCGTCCGAGAAAAGCCGTAATAATCGCTGCGAGATTTGCATGAACGGGTTTTGGGATCATTGCAGTTCAGGTTATATTTATACAGATGATTCGGGCTGCAATAATGATGATGATTCTGCAGGCTGTTATTGTTTTATATGTTTTCCATTCAAATTAGGTATATTCTCGCCCTGTTTATTAGGCGCACTCTTTAATAGTTGTCTGAATGCTATTTGTAAGACAGATACAAATTATTTATTTTAGACTATAATGATGGTTGAACCGAATGGATTACTTCCAATGATATCCAAATCATTCCTGCCCTGATTATTACCTATGCCGCTACTATAACTGATTCCCCCGCCACCATGTCCGCCAATATGACCGCCACCATATCCACTATTAAAAAAACTACTTGGTCCATGCCCGCCGCCTCTGCCACCAAAACTACTTCCGCCTCGTCCACTGCCGCTTCCACAACCACCAACATGCCCTTCAATAATTCTCGTTTCTTTATAACAAATTAAATAAGTAAGAAAAAGTAATAACATTAAAATAGTCATCATTCGATTATTTTTCATTATATATTAATTAATTATTAAAATTTCTTTTGCGTAGAACTTAAAGTTATAATTTATATATAATACACAATACAATGGTTGACATTACATCAGAAATCATCGATATTAATTTAGATAATATCCCAACGATTAATTTGAACGACTCACCCAGTTATGGTGGTAGCAGTGGCGGCAGACCTTCTGTCAATTTTGGTGGTGGTCTTGAACTGCTTATGAATGATAAACGGAAGAGTGATGGTAAGAAAACCCCAACGAATGATATTGATTTAGGGGATTTGAATGATCTCGAGCAAGAATTAAACGATTTAATCATAGATGAACCCAAAAGCACACCAGCGGTTTCTAAATCGGGCTTATTTAATTCTTCCTTTTTTGGTGGTGGAGGCGGAAGCGGCGGAGGCGGAGGCATGAAATTAAATACTGGCGACAATGATAATATTTCCATTGGCAGTATTGTTAGTGTGAATGACCCGCCAATGGTCGGTAAAGCCACTGCCTCTTCGGCACAAAATGACGGCAAAACATGGGACGGTTTCACAAAATTCAATAATGTACCACTCAATCCCGATAAAAATTTATCTGATCGGCCCAAATTAACGCCCGAAGAAACACTCTTAGAGAAGTTCAAAGTTTTGCGTAAATTAGAGGATATTGAGCGAAAGGGCGCTAAACTCACGAAAAAGTATTCAATGGAATCGCCTTTAGCGGAAATGCAAGGTGAATATGAAATGATTATTGCCGAGAAAGAGCGCTCCAATAGCTGTAAATTTCAAGGGAAGATGCTGATGGCGGCTATTACCGGTTTAGAATTCTTGAATAATAAATTCGATCCTTTTGATGTTAAGCTCGATGGCTGGGCTGAACAAGTCAATGAAAATATTGATGACTATGATGAGATATTCGGCGAACTGCATGAGAAATATAAATCCAAGGCGAAGATGGCACCGGAGCTTAAGCTACTGTTTCAATTAGGCGGCTCGGCGATTATGGTGCATATGACTAATACGATGTTTAAATCTTCGCTCCCCGGGATGGACGACATCATGCGACAAAATCCGGATTTGATGCAACAGTTCACGAGTGCGGCGGTGAATAGTATGCAAAATACTAATCCAGGTTTCAGCGGTTTTATGGGAAATTTCATGCCCGGCGCTAGTAATGCACGACCGCCTCCCCCGCCCCAACAAACGCAGAATCAACCGCGTAGCCAGAGCGACCGAACTGCCCCGCCAAATAATCGGCCGGATATAATGCGGGCTCGGGCAGGACCACCTGGTGCAGGTAGTATGAGTAATGATGACGGAATTAATATTCAAGAACAATTTGGATCAGTAGGTTCAAACGCAGTAGGCTCAAACGCAGTAGGTCCAAATGCAAGCCGAGAACAATCGCTCCGTCCTGAAATGAAAGGCCCATCGGATATTAGCGAACTATTATCTGGTCTGAAAACTATGTCAGTCAGTATGCCAAGCACGAACCAAGTCACCTCACAATCGTCTGGCCCGCCGCCTCCGATTTCTGTAAAAAAGACATCGTCATCAAGTGAATCAAAACCGGTTGCTCCCAAAACACCGCGTAAACAAAAGAGTGATAAGAATACCGTAAGCTTGGATATTTAATTATAATAAAAATATTTTCAAACAATTTAAAAATATTTTTTACATTAAGACCTTCGTTTAGTGAATTTACGTTTTTGTTTCCGCTTCAAACGCTTCTGTTGACGAGACCTTTTGTTTCCCTTTTTATGTTTAGATGATTTATTATTAAGGTACTTTTTCTTACTCCATTTTTTCACTCTTCGAACAATCCGTTTAGTTGTATTTTTACCGCCTGTTTTAATTAAAGCAATATTTGTTTCGTTATCTATAGATACAATTTTTGCTTTATATGTATCTCTTGCACTTTTCATTTCATCTATAGATGTCAAAAAATCAGTATCTTTTATATCCTTTTCTGCAATTTTTTTTAAATCAGTAATTTTTTTATTATAGATAGCTTCATATATTTTTAAAGCGTCTATTTTTTTAATTAAAGGTGCAATTTTAGCCTGTATTTTATCTCGTTCACCTTTTAAAGATACTTCTCGGTCTTGTGTTCCTTTCAAACCATCATTAAAATCTTTTAGTTTTTTATTAGCTTTATTTAAAACGTCTTTTAACTTATCTTCATCGGTAGGAGGAGGAGGAATAGCAGCAGGATCAAAATCTTTAAGCGCTTTTTCAGCTTTATCTATTTCTTTCTGAATATTTTCTCTAGTTTGTTCTTCACTAATATGTCCTTTACTAATACTCTCTAATTCTGAACTTTTAGATTTAATTTCCTTATCCTTCTTATCCTTTTCACTTTCTTTACCTTTTTTCAAAACTTTTATCCGTTCCATCTCTTCATTCAAAAGCGTAATATAACTTTGCATTTTATTAAACATGCTGACTTTTTTGGCAATTTCCAAATAATCTTCTTTAAGCTGTATTATATTACCTTCTAATAGATCTACAGTTTCAATAGGTCTATCGCCAGGTTTTTTAGAATACTTTTCGCCTTCTTCTCTTGTTATTTCAGAATATTGACCGGAAAAATAGTACGCTTTGTATAAAGTTTCTTTTAATTCTTTGATTTCCTTTAATTTATCCTGTAACTCTTTTGTAACTGAAGCATTCAATATTTTTTGTTCACCGATATTCTTATCTAATTCGATACCCGATTTTAAGGAATTCATTTTATTTTCTGCAGCAGTCCAAGTTGCAATTAATTTTTCGCCATTTACACCGAATTTGTCTTGAAGACTTTTTAAATCGGTCTTTTTTTTCAATAAAGTCGCCTGTAGTTTTGAGAGATCCTGTATTCTTGCTTTTTTATTATAATCACTATTATCCATCGCTTGGATTTCTTTACTTAATTTATCATTCTCATCTTGTAAAACTTTGACATCCTTTTCTTTGGCTCGTAAATCCGTAAGGAAAGGTTCTGTATATTTATTATTGATTGTTCTTGTTTCACTGTCTTTTATAGCATTTAAATATGTGATATTATCAACATTCAGCATACTATCAACATTCGTCATAAATTTATCTACTATAGCTTCTCTTAACACAGCGGATTCACTAACAGGAACCATTTTATTTTCTGCTTTCATTTTTATCTTATATGCCTCAACATCATTTTTGTAATGTGTTTTTACTGTCTCGTCCTTTGCAATATCATCTGTTACTAATTGACCAGTTGCTTCTCGCATTTTATCCTCAACGGCTTTTATTAAATCATATACAAAAGAGGGCTGTTTTGTAGCAGGGTCATATGGTTTATTTGCTTCTTTAATATTTGAGATTTCTTTTTTATACCCCTCTATTTCCTTTACAAAAGCCGCATATTTATCCACCAAATCTTTACTTTCTTTCATCCAAAGTGGCGGGATTTTATTATACTCTTCATTCGATTTATCAAACTGTGCCATTCTTTTCTGCAATTTTGTCATTTTTTGTTCCTGTTCTAACCGCTCTTTCTCAGTTGTCGGTGCTTTTATATATTTGTTACGCTCTTCCCATTCTGTTTGCAATTTACCGAAACCTCTTTTTGCGGTAGTGGTTGTCGGGTTAAGAGGCGGTAAGATCGCTTTGATTTCCTCTTTATAGCCAAATGATTCGCCGAAAATTTCTTTCACATCTTTATTGAGACTTATCTTTTTCTGTTTACAACTTAGTTTACTAAAATCACCTACGCCTGGATTCAGTGCTACATCTAACAGCTGCATCTCGATTTTTATCGTGTAATTCAGGGGAATCTTTTTCTTTTCAGATGATATTTTCTGATTAACAGTCGTAGATTCTTCATAAGGCGATAGATAACGACATTCATTAATAATATATTCATGTCCTAGTACAAAAAAACGGCCATTATTGGGTAAAAATATACTCTTAATGATACCGATATTATTTGTCACAATCTCCTGATCAGTTAAAGGTTCATATTTTTGCACTGCCCGAAAATCTCTCGTAATATCCGTCGTAAAATCTTGGACAAAAGACATTGCATAATTTTTATATTGTGATTGATCGACTAAAAGGGTATAATCTTCCAATATATCTTTATCTGTTTTGGTCATGTATTTAATCAATAGGATGTATT